AATCTTTAGTAACAATAGATTTTATTTTGCTTTCAACATCTATTGTTGGATATTTTTTATCTTGCATTGAATGCTTATTAAAAACATCAATTTGAGCAACTGATTTTTTAAGCGATTCTATAGAATTATTTGATTCTGACTTTGCAGCGCCGACAAGTTTATCAATGTAAGTTTTTAATTCTTTGACTTCGGTTTCTAATTTTAGCATTCTTTGCGAATCGACTGACATAATTGCCTCTTAACTAATTGATGAGGGAGCATCGCCGCCACCCTGTATAAATCTTGATGTATCGCCATTTGTGATAATATTTATAATACCAGAATTTAGCTCTAAGCAGTTACCTTTTAAGCCTCCGACCTGCGACTGCGCTCCATCCTCTCCATCTTCGCCAGGGTCGCCACCTGCACCAGCATTTAAACCTGGTGCTCCGCCTGCTTCTTCTGAACCATCATCACCATCAAGCCCAGGTATTGAACCAACACCGCCGGAGCTAATAATAAATCCAGCACCGCCACCGCCACCCCTAAAGCTTTCGTCTTCACCAGTGCCATCCGATCCAGCACCACCACCACCAGCAGCAATAAGCTTACCGTTGGCTGTGTATGTGCCATTACCAAAATCTGGCGTAGTGCCGTTTAGGTAGATGTTGACTGTTACTCCTGATTGACCTTTCAAAGTTAGTCCACCATTAGAGCCGTTGATATTTGACCCGTCACCACCGCGACCGATAGCCACAGAGCCGTTGATGTAGACTAGGTTAACAGTTGAACCACTTGGGAAAGACCCTATAATTATGGCTTGACCTGTAGCATCTTGTCCAAAATATGGCTTATCAAAAATAAATGTAAACGTATCAGATGCAACTGGCCCGCCTGCAATCGTAAACATATTATTATCAGTTGTAGAATTAACAGGCAAGTCAGAGCCAGATATACCACCGATAAAAGGGTTGTATGTAATTGTTTTAACTTTGTATGTTCTGCCAATATTATAAGATGGTGTTATCTGTACCGCTTGCGCCCTAACTCCAAATCTAACATTACCTTCATTGTCTTGATTCTGTAACGCTCTAACCTCTAACACATCTCCAATTTTAAAGTTGACGTCATCTTCTTCCATCTCGAAGTCAATCGTCTGAGGTCGGTTGCTGAATCTTTGCGCATAGCGAACCGTTGTTAAGTCAGCAACTTCTATGTTATTAGATTTGTTAGACAGGATAATTGATTTACCCATCTTTTTAAGTTTTTCTTCACCGTAGAAATTAGCGCCTTCAAGGTCAGTATTAAACGTAATGCTTGAACGCTTAAAGTTAACGTCATCATCATTTGCTAAAAGGTTGCGTTTATCGTATTGCAAAAAAGCCCGTGAATAAAATAGGTCGCTTGGCTCGTCTATGTCTACAGAGTTAAAAGTTATTTCAACACCTTCTGTTAGTACTGCAGTCGTGCTGTTCCATGGTGATGTAGCTTTTAGCGTTGCCTTTCCTATACTTGTATCTGTGTAAATGTCTAACATAAAAGTTTGGCATAAATCATTCAATACACTTTCGGAATCATCTGACTCATAAAATATAGCATCGACCGAGCTTGCTATGCTTGGTAGCCAAACATCCAATTCAGCAGCAATGGCTGTGCCGTCATAGTCAGTTGTAAGCATGTCAGCGTCTTCAAAGACTGCTTCGATTACATCAAACAAATCAGCGTTTACAAATTTACGGCCTCTAAATACCTCGTCACCAGCATTGTGCGTGCTTGGCTCGTTTATTATGGTGCGTGAACCAAGTGTTATGGTATTTGACCTTACAACCGTTAATGTGACTGATGTAGAGTTACCAGTGGCGTTTGTTATCATTAATAAGTCATCACCGATAACAGCTGTGTATTTTGTATATGCTGTCCAATCGGCAATGTCACCCGTGACCGCTATACTTGTTGCGCCTGCGGTAATATTGCTTGTTAATTTAGCTTTAATAATTCGCGGAAATTGGCTCTTTTTATTATCAGCTTTGTATAAAATGTCCTGACAACTCATAGTCCACATATCAGACTTAGACTGTTTAAAGCCTACGCATATATAGTGGTTAGTTCTGACTAGTGTTGTAGCGCCAGCGTCAACTTTGTAATATTTAATTCTTACTGGTCTATTGGTCAGTATATTACGCTGCTTCATTTTGCCAAAAAAAGTGCCGTTATCTTCTAACGTTGTGTTAGCAACTAAAGCCGGAGATGTTAGATTTGGATCGCCTACAAAGTTTCTAAAATTAACAGTGCATTTAGCCCGCGACGCAACACCATTACCAGCTTTTAGCTTTGGCGTTGTCTCGCTTACTTTAGTGACGCACTTATGAATGTCAGACTCTGCAAGGATTAATCCTGTATCTGTGAATTTATGCGTCTTAACTGATGTAGAATAGCTTGATTGATCGTTACAAGTTAGTGTAGTTGAAAAGCCTGGATTACCGTTATTAGTACAAGCCCCGACAACTTCAAGTAAGTCTAATTCGACAATATAATAATGGTACAGGCTCATGCAATAACCCTGAATGACATGGTTACGTTAACTAAGAGCGGCGCTTCTGCATGTGCGTTAACTTCGCCACCTGTTAAGTCAAACATACAATAGCTATCCTCTGGATTGTCATCAGCTTCATAGTCAATCATTGAAACAATACTATCAGTGTCATAGTGTGCCAGCACTTCAAGGAAGTCAGTCCTTGCCCATGTTTTAGGTGCATTGGTATAATTGACATTTAGCTTGTTGTTGGTTTCTTCTTGAATTGCCTTTGTTGGCATACCTCGGCTATTAGTTGCCACTCGACTTCTCTTGTTATGCGACAAATACCGCAACGTTTGGCCCGCAGTGACACCCCACGTGACTTCGGTGGTTAGTCCGGCTGATACATAGCTTATTGTTTTAGTGCCTGCCCCAGCGACTTGTATTGCTAGCGAGTTTAACGTTACAGCGGTTCCTACATAGAAGACAAGGTTTTTGATATCTCTAACCATTGTGTAGGTCTCACTAAATCCTGTTCCTGTAACTGTCACAACTGCGCCAATTGGGAATGATATACCATGCAAAGCAACGTATTTAGATGAGCCAACGGATGCAAAAGTAAATTTAAACGTCGTAGATGTGCTGCTCACAACTTTTGAAAAGTCTGGGTTTTGCACGTTAGCTAATGCGCCAGAAGATATAGAGCCAGTATTTAAAGCTATTGAGTTGTTTCTTATGATATTACTTTTGCTTAAAATCATGTTCTTCCGTCGCTCTGTGATTTTTGTATTTGCCTAGAAAGTACATCAACTGACTCATCACTAAATTCAATTATCATTCGTTGAGTTGTCATCTCTCCTTCACTAATATTTGTTATTGCTGCGCCTTGGTCATTAAAATTATTTACTGGGTTTTCCGATTGCTCTGGATTGCCGCCGCCGCTAATTCCTGCACCTCCACCGCCACCGCCTTTTGAAATACCTGCTGCTTGACCTAATCCAGTTGCTACAATTAAGCCTGCATTTACAGCGCCTAAACCAATAGTGTATTCCCTTGCTGCTTCGGCTCTAATTATTGAGGTTGGGTCTCCAGGTATTAGCTGAGATGCGTAAGCTAAAAGCGAGCCTGATAGTGTAGCAGTAGCGTTAGCAGATAAGGCCGTAGCTTTTTGTATACCAAGAGCAATTAATGCAGCAGCCTTGTTTTCGCCGCCTATCATTTTAAGCAGCCCGACGGCATTTTGTGCGACGCTATCTTCGAGCTTTATTTTGGCCTTGCCTGCTTTTAAATCTAATTCTGCTCTATCATCTAAAATCTTCTTTGCTGCTTCAAGTTCTTCTTGTCTGGCTTCGTCCTGCTTTTCTTTTGCTTCAGCTCTAAGTTCTTCAATGTTTTCAGTAAATTCCTTTTCCAACTCAAGCTTAAGATTATTGTTGTCGCCAATTATTTGAAGCTCTCTAACTAACTTTTCAGCTAATAGGGTTTCTTCTTCCTTAAACCTGTCAGCTATCGCCTGTATCTCGTCACCAGTGCCTAAGCCTGAGTCTATTGGCGTAACTACTTCGCCGCCAATTTGACGACCGCTTAATCGGTTGACATCTTCAAGCTTTTTCTCTTGGTTTTTAAGAGCTAATAACTGAGCCTCTAACTTTTCTAATCTCTTTTCATCAAATGCAAGTTGAGCTTCAGAACCGGCTCTCATTCTTGGAACTTGCCCTTCCATATTTTTAGTGGTCTGCTCAATGCTTTTAGTTACATCATCTATTTGCTTAATTACACCTGGCATTGAAGTAATATTTTCAGCATCAAGAAACGAGTTAATAAAATCAATGATTGTCTGTGTCGCATCAGGAACAACGGCAATGATGTCATTAAAGAAGTCATCAAGTACAGGCGCTAAAGTTGCGCTTATAGCTGTTGTGGCGTTTCCTGCGGATGATGTTAGCAAAGTAAATGTGTTTGATACATCCTGTAATGCTGCTGCTTGCGTTCCTGTTATTTGCAAAGAATTATTTACATCATCAAACCGCTTTTTAAGGTCTGTTAACTCTCTTGAGTTATTAGAAAACAATGGGATTAATCTTGATGCGTCATTACCAAGTGACTCAAGAACAAACGTCATTTTGTCGCCTGACACACTTGCATCTTCCATTCTTGAGACCATTTTCCCAAGTATTTCCTGAGATGATAGCCCTTCAAATTCATTTGCCGCTGCTCTTGCCTCATCCTTTGACAGCTTCATTACATCTGCATAGTCTTGAAACGCACCAGTACCAGCGGCGCTAAACTCTCCAACTTTATCGGCTATGTCTTTTGATATATCGCCAATCTGCTCGGCGTTTATTCCGTATTTGTTTGTGGCAAATGATAAAGCCTGAAAGTCAGATGTTGTTGTCTTTGCTTGCTTTGCGAGTAATTCCAACTCACGCCTGCTTTTTGCAGATGATAAAACAATTGCTGATACCGCTGAACCGAGTGCAACAGCCGCCGCTGCGGTTTTTATGATGGCAGAACCTACAACAGCAGCACCAGCACCAAGCTTACGTAAGCCGCCGTCTGACTTTTCAGAGCTTTGAGTCAGCTTGTCTAGCTTGTCATTTGTTGAATTTAACTTAGCATCGAGCTTTGCGGTTCTCGCGTCTAGTTCAACAATTAATGATTCAGTGGTCAAAGTTTGGCGCTCCGTTTTGTTTGCGCTGGTGATATAAAGCTAGCGTGAAGTCTAGTCTCTTGGGCTCAAGTTCTAAAGCATGTGCCGACTCTATAAAGTCCATTGCCCAAGCTTCGGACGGTTGGACGCCTGATTTTATTAACGCCTTCCACCAGTCATAGTAATCAAAATCATTAACTAATCTTTGCTCTTTTAGTCTTGCCCTTCCTCGGAGGGGCATAAATCCTTTTTTGCTTGGATTGCCTCCTGCTCATACATGCTGTCAATATCTAATAACATGGCATATAAAACCAAAGTGTAAGGCTGGGCATACTCGTTATCATTTTCAACGGGTCGCCAGCCTACGCGATCACATGCGTCTGCTATCTCAGATATCTGCAATGATGCGTTGCATTGTTTAGCCAGCGTATAAAGCAGGATAGGCCCATCAACATCGTCAATATGCTTGCCAATTTCAGACATCAGGTTAAATACTGAGCCGCCTTTATTAGCGTGCACAATCCCCATCACGCCTTGCAGTGTAGACCATAAACCTCGGCCAGTTTCACGCTTAAAATCACGTTTCGCCGACCATGTTATTTTGTAGTCATACTCTTTGTAACAGAGTTTAAACTTCATTTAGCTAGGCGCTGTATATGCGAAAGCACCTGACGTGCTGAACGTCACTGACATTTGTGAAACACCATTAACCGCTGCAGAATCACTACGGCCTGCCACGCTCCATGTGTCACACTGCCATTTCTCGCCACCAATGCCGGATTCAACAACAGCCGCAATTTGTGTGCCTGAGTTGATGGCCGCTTTAATTGTGTCTTGCACTGTTTCTTGAGTTAGTGTAAACACGCCAGCAAATGCAATTTGCTTTCCTGCGACAAAGCTATTGAGGTATGTAATGTTACCGCCGTTAGCTTTGTTTGTTATTTCAACAGGAGCGCCGTTAATTGTCATTGTGCCGTCAAGTTGTCCAGCAATAAGAGCCTCTGCGCCATCTGCACCTAATTTTATTACGTAATCGTTAGAACCTGCCATTTTCTTACCCTCTATTGCTGAATGTTAAATAGTTTATTGATATGTCTGTTTGAAACCACGCCTCAGTTACTCGGCCTTGATTCACGTTAATGTCTTGTATGCTTACTTGTTGTCCATTATACACCGTTGACGTGTTGAATTGAAAGCCTGCTCGCACTTGGTCAACTGCTGTAGCTGATAGGATAGAGCGGTCTTTAGTGTTGACGGGAACAAACACGCTTACTTGAAATATTCCTCGGTCTTCATTCTTATCTGTTGAGCCTTTACCCTGTGCATCGGATGACGCTGGAATGACTGTCAGCATTGCCCATAGAGATTTGTTTGCAGGGTCAAAGAACTCATTATCAGTAGCGATATTTGCAACCGTCAATCCTGTTACGGAAGTTGCTAAAAACTGAGTAACTAAAGCCTGTCGAGTATTTAAATAGCTCATAGTGATCGCACCTTGTTAGCCATCCTTATCAAGTTAGACCTAACCCAGCCTTTAGGCGTGTTAAATGGTATTAGCTGCTTACTGTAACCGCCTGATGTTTTAGTGCCGCTGCTTGGGTTTGGGTACCCGCCAAACTCTAACGGGATAATGTTAGGCATGTTATTGGTAATGTAAATTTTGTTATTTAATACATTCGTAGGCATAGTGTTTAAGCTTGATAAGGAGCCTGACCCGCTTTTATCTTCTGACCTTCCTGATGCCATACTAAACGGCTGCCCTTGTGTTACAAACCAGCTATTCCTGGTTCTACCTTTATCAACTGGTGTTTCTTTTATTATTTCTGAGCCACCATCAAAAAATATAGAGTAAAGCCTAATGTTAGAATCTGCCTTAGTTTTAGCAATTGCCTTTTTAACATTGTCCATACCTTTAATTGGCATTACTTATCCTTAAACCCATAAAACACCCATTTTGGCGGGTACATTCCTAAGAAAACAAACAACCAAACAACAGGTTTTGCCCAAGATTTAATTCCAACTTCTGTCTTTATTGGTTCTGACTTCATTACTTTAACCTTACCTGTAGTATGTAAGCTAGCACGTCAGATGTGGGGGCTTTGATATCTATGTTGATAACAATATATTTAGCTGCACCTTCTTGTATCGTCTCACCTTGATTAATGACTGTTGCGTTGTCACATACAAGCATTCTATCACCCGCTAAAATTGTATCTCCAAATAGTTTTGCATTGTAAGATTTGAATTTAGCATTAGGCAATAACGTTGTTGTGCTTGACGTAGTGCCACCGCCCAAAGGCCCACCGCCTGTAATGGTTTCTTTAATTACATAAATCTTTTCGCTAGCGCTTGAACCTGCAAGCTTTTGAGCTTCGGCTAATAGATTTTTTACGTCCTGGCTTAATTCAAGGCTAGACATTACATCCTCGTTACTAGGTTGTTACTGCCATTGTTATTCATCAATACATTAAGATACGCATCAGCTTTATCAGTGCGGATAGTTGAGTATGAGCCACCGCTAAAAAATGATTTTGATATTACGCCGTCTAAGCTGATTGACTGAACATTGTCAGTAGTTTTGCTGATTAACAAGTCAGAAACGTATGCTTGTATAGCAAGCTCATTTTGTGCATTTTTAAGCTCTTTAGGTATCTCTGAACCTGTAATGTAATAACCATTGTATCGAACATTAAAGCGAGGATAGGGCAACTCTTGAAGGTCGCTAACTCTTGTGCCTTTCATGCTTTGTTCACGGCTCACTAAATAATCCATTGCCAGCATAAGAAGCGCCTCTCTGTCTGGCTGCGTTGCTGGTACAGTAGCATTTCTAATGCTGGCGTATGCCTTCAACTCTAAGTCTGTAACAAAGCTATTAGCGTTCGCCACAATCGAACCATCTTCAATGATTAGCTGCGTTCCAATTGCCACAACTATTTTGTCAGAATTGCCTAACTGTCTTGATGTGATGTCAGTGCCGTAAACACTGGCCGCATCTTTATATGTGACAGTTGCAAACACCTTGCCGACTTCGGCCGTAGCAGATAGGTTTAGACTTAACTCAGTTGCACTATCAACGATGACAATGAGCGGGTTAAGTAACTTGCTGTAAGACTCGGCACCAAACTCAATCAATATATCAGTTGCAAGGGTCAAATCTATTCCCGCAAATACAAAAACAACTTTATTATCTTTGTTGGCTATTACTAAATTTTGTGACATTTTAAATTCCTCATACTGACGGGTTGACTACCATGAAAGCCACTTGTAACTCTGCACTTGCACCCGCTGTCAATAATATATTAAAGCTACCAGCCGCCGGAACCACGTTTTTTATTGTCGCAGTGTCAGCAGCCAGAACAACACAAAATACATTACTGTTAGCAGTTACCAAGCTATTAGTAACCACCAGAGTTGTGCCGCCTGTGACAAATGACACTCTGCCCATTGGCTTGTTGATAGTTACGTCACCAGTAGTAGCCGCTACCTCGCTTTGTAGCTTAACGTCTGCGTCAGTTAGCTTTGTTAGCAAAGATGCGTTAACTACGTTTGTGTTATGGTTGATTGCTATAACTGCATCACCCCATAATATATCAGGTACTAGCTGTACTGTATCAGTCATAAATGATCATCTCTGTAGTTGCTGTTAATGCTGTTGTTGCTGTTAATCCGTATGGAGTTGTAAATTCTCCAACCGATTGCAGCCCAGCACTAAAGTTATCTGTAACTGTTTGGCCTGTGTTGTTTTTAACAACAATATAAACCTCGTTTGCTGCAAAAACTTCAGTTGCCATTGGAGCTTGACCGCTTAGTATTATTTGGTGGTCTGTAAAAACAAGGTTTGTGTATTTATCATAAAAAGCCCTGTAACCATTATCAATTGTAAGGTTTAAGCTTTTTGATACGCCTAATTCTAATACAAGGCCAGTAAAAGAAGTAACATATTTAATCGTTAACCCGTCAGCATTAACAAACCTAACAAATGTACCGCCAGCCGCCCTTATTTTAAAGCCTACTGAATCACCTGCAAGCAATGTAATTTCATTGTTTACAGCGTGCATTGTCCCGCTTAATACGGCCTGTGCAACTGTGTTTGTGTCAGATACATTAACCGATACCTTTCCGGCATTATCTGTTTTGTGTGTTGATAGTTGCTTGTCAAGTAGGTCAGACCATGCACCAGGTACAATAGTCCTACTGTCCGGCACTGGGTTTGTATAAGTTGTCATTATCTGCGGGTTTTCTTAACTGGCTTTACAGTCTTGAATTCTGGCTCACCTTCAACAAAAAGAGTGTGCACTTCTGGATTATAATCACTTTCGTTAATGGTTAAATAACCGCTTGGATAGTCTTTGATTTTTACTGTATTGCAGTGCATTTTAAGCCCCCACTATTTGATTACTCATTATAGCACTATTTTAATTAAATTAAAGAACCGCTTGTAATGATGCCAAATGTGAATTAAAGTAATGCCAATGATGACAAATAGAGGGGTTTATAATGAACATACTGACAAAGATGATTAAAAACAAAGGCTACACATTGTCTCAATTCTGCGATGTTAGCCTAATATCGCTTAGGACTTATCGCAGGTGGGAAAAAAATAGTCATGCAATGCACAAGCGGCTTATAAGTAAGATTAATGAACTGGAGAGTAAATAACATGCGCAAGAGTAAAAGTAAAATTGAATGGTTAGCTGTAATTATTATGATGGCAATACTTACACCTATGTTTTGGAATATGTTTGCTGGTTATCAAGAGTGCACATATCAAGGCGGTGTTTATGCTCGCTCATTGTTTTGGTTCACTTGTATTAAATAAAGGAGTAAATAACATGAATAACCCTCAAATAATATTTTTATCAATAACAATATCAATCGGTGTGTTTTTATTATTACGTGAAGTATTTTGCTGGTATTTTAAAATTAATAAGCGGTTAATTGTGCTGCTTGATATTAAAGCGGAGCTAATACAGGCTAATAATTACACTCTTAAATTACATAAGTATAGTTTAAAGAATGTTCCATACAATGGCAGCGGAGGGCTTGGGAGTAATGTACCTAGCGACGTAATTGGAGGCAATGGTGGTGCTATAACGGGCAAGGCTACGGGCGAAAGCTTTTGGAGAGCTAAATGATGAGTGATGTATTTATATTGTATTTATGGGTTAGCTATATTTATGCACTTGGTGAAGTTGGTAAGAATTTAGTTAGCGTTGGTGAAGGTCTTTCTTTGCCTGCCTTTGTTGTGTTACTTCTTGCGCCTCTTACGATGCCGCTTATAATTGGGCAGAATCACGATAAATAGATAACAAAAAGGGGCAGTTAAGCCCCTTTCTTTATTCAGTAAACCTAGCCTAATAAAATGGCTGAGTGTTCCGGCTTGAAGTTTTTAACACCCCAAGCGGCTGAGATTTCATAACGTACCTGACGGTATTGCTTGTATAAAGCAACTTCAAACGAGATGCCTGAGCGAGGGTCAGTAATCATCATTACATCATCAGCCATGTCGCCCTCTTCAGGTCTAGCTGGGGCACGAGTAGCAATAGCGATTGCAGACTTGTTAAAGGCCATTGAACGAGCAGCAGCGGTAACGCCACTTATTACCGCTGTTGCTGCTTTGGCAATTCGCAAGCCTGGAGCAGCAAGAACGATTGTTCCAGTAGTGCCCGCACCAATTGTCACAGTGGTTGCAATAACGTATTTGTTAGTGTCACCCGCAATAGTAATGATATCGCCAGCAAGAGCGGCAACAGCAGCGCCAGCAGCAGTAGTAACACCGATTGACGTTGCGCCGACTGCATTAGTACCAGTTACAGTAACCGCGCCAGTAATAACATCCGTTCCAGTTGTTACAATTTGCGCAGATTCGCGGATTTCCATTCCATGTATATCAAGTAAAATACCTTGACGTAAAAGGGTAGTTGATGCGGCTTCGTTTGCCTTGGTTAACTGAAGTAACGTTCGCATTTTAGCACCTGCTGAGGTGTCAATAACTAACTTACGCTCTGTAAGTGGCGCACCGTTATCAGATAGAATTTTGTATAACTGGGCTGTGTCACTTAGGTCAGATGCAAAAGGAGTCGTGCCCGCCGTTCCATATGCGCGTGAAGTAGTTGCATGTAGTGCGGTTAAATCTGACTCCATCTCGTTAACTAATGTACGCATTGCCTGTGCAAACTGGTCTTGTAAGATTGGTCGATAACCTGCGCCTGAACTTAATCCTCGTTGTTCTTCACCGTTATAACGTACAGGTACGCCCCGCGATTTGGTGATTGTCATCGACTCATTGCCAATGGTTTGATCGCCATCGTTTGGAGCTGTAACCGCTGGGGTAATGTCAAAAGCTGTTACGGCTGGAGTTACGAAAGAGCGAACCACCTGACCAACTGCGACTCGTTCAATGCTTGAGTCAAGAGTTACAGAGGGTATCATACCAACTTGTTCGCGTGATACTGTATCCATTGCTTGATATAAATCGGGGGTTAGGTCTGTAAGGGTATTAGCCATTTTGATGCTGCCTATATTTTAATTTGTTAGTTTGCCATCTGCTTTAATGAATTCCATTCTTTTATCTGGGTTCATTGCGTCAAATTCGGCTCGTGTTAATAGTTTACCTGCAGCACCGCTGTTCTTTCCGCCGATGGCACCACCACCAGAACTCTGATTACCTTTCAACAAGCTAGCATACCGCTCGTTGTTACTAAATTCTTTCTTCAAGTCTTCAACAGTTGATACTGTTAATTGACCGTTTGCGTCTAATACTTTAACGCCTTCGTCGGTGTACTTTAACCGCTGTGCAATTTTCTCACTTAACAACTCTGCATTAAAGCCATCTGCCAACTGCATTGCTATGCTCATGGCTTCACGATTTGTGTTACTTGTCGAGATAGACCCGCGTAAGGTTTCTAACTCTGACTTGTAGCCGTTTGCCTGCTCAGTAGAAGAATTATAAAGCTGCTCAAAATCGCCGTCTCTCTTTGCTTTATCGTTAGCTAAATTTGTCGCGTCTTCTGCCTGCTGCTTTGCTAGTGCCTTAGCTGTCTTTGTCTCACCAAGTAAGGTATCCATGTGACCCTTCATCTTTGCGTTGTCTGACACTAGTAAATCATACTGCTCTGCTGTGTAAGTTACTGGCGCTGCATTTTCTTCTGGTAACTGGTTTTCTTCTGACATTTTATTATCCTGTTTTGATTACGAATCAATCTATCACTGATAGGGTATTTACATTATATAATAATATTTGCTTTATTAAAAGCTATAGGCTCTAGGGCCTTCAATTGAGCTAGAGTGTAGTTACGCCCTGTCTCATCTCTAAATCGTTGAATGGGGAGCTTGCCACGCCTGTACAATGCCGCTTTTGCCAATCCGTCTGGAAACTGACTAAAATACTCATCTTGAAAGTCTGCTGGCTGGTCACGTAAAAATGTATCAAATGTTCTTTTAGCTGATACAGCTTTAGGCCCATCAGCACCGACTTCTGGCCGCCTTCCTAGTCCGTCATCAATTCTAAATTCATCTTTTACCACTGGCACTCGTAAGCTGCGGCAATTCCAGTGTGCTGGTGGAAATGGCCCACTATTAATCGGGTAGATGTTACCATCACGACCGCCGCAAATTAATGTTGTCCGACTGTCAAGAGTGGCAACCCATTCATCACCCTTTAATATATTTTGATTTTCTTCTGTAACTATTCTACGGGCTTGGGTTGATGCGTTGTTAATTGAAGTTCTTACAAGTGCGTTAATCTGCCCCTTGTGAAGGTTGTCGCCATAGTCTTTAATCTGTGCTGCTATCTGCTGATTAGTTTGCCCTGTCAATATCCCGTCATTGATGGCCGCTCTTATCTCAACGCCTTTATTGACTGCAAACTTGTCGAGTGCTTCGTTAATTGTCAGAGTGCCACTGCCCACAACAACATCCATTCCAGCCTGTACGACCGCTTGCTTGATTTGTTCGATTGCAGGCAAGGCAAGTACAACCGATGTTTCTGAGCTTAATGCAGTGTACATAAACTCGCCTTCTGCTTCGGCAAAGTCTAAAGCACCATCGACAATCACTTCCTTCATATCAACTAAATCAATAGCTAAAATATTATTAATATCATTCCTGATACGTGTCATATTTAGTTGTTGAAACTCTGTAGGGTCTCGTAATAGCCTTTCGTTAATCTTGGCATAAATACGTTTTAGTATATTCTCAGCAGCAATAGCTTCACCACCAGCGAACCGTTGATTGAATACTTGCCTGCGAGTTAATACGTTTTCAATTGTCATACAACAGGGCTAACCGCCTCAACTTCGCCGTCAATGTCTTCGTCAGTCCTGTCATGCTCAATTAGGCCGCCCTTCCTCATCATGCGTCTAACGTCTGTTTTAGCAATAACCTGCCTATCAAGTAGTTGCATGTTTGCTATGAGCAATTGTGGATCCACTGTAGCATCATAAAACTGCTTGTTAATATTGAATACATTCTCGCCAGTGCTACCCTGGAAGCCCATCATCCAATCAAAACACTGGTCGAAAGCTAATTCAGTGTTCATGATTACTAGCCCAAGCTTAGAGTTTTGCCCTGCAAATTTAATGCGTGCTGCTTCTGCTGTTTCAACGCCGCCTTGGTCGCTTATAATTTTAGCGCCAACCTTAACAAGCTGAGCTTCTTTCCTATCCATTCCTGCTGATGGCATCTGGTTTTCATTTGCCTGTAATAGGTCTGCGCTTCCACCTTCCGGCAACATAACCGCAGACCTTGAGCCTATTGTTACGCCGTTTTTAAATACTGTGTCAATCCATTGTTGTGTTAGGCCAGTAAATACAGGAGTTGGTTGACCAACTAAAAAGCTAGATTCTTCAAAGTCTGCGCTATTGTGGTAATGGCCGATATTTATTTCAGCAACGTCATACAGTGGCGATTTGTCTGGTGTTAGGTCGTTATTCTCAGAGCCTACAGCGACAAATAATATTTCTTTCCAGTTAGAGCCGTCTGCTTTTTTAATTAGCATGTCAGACTCACCTTCCTGGTTAAACATTAGCTCGTCATGTTCGTTGTATAATTTCTGTATGTAATTGCCTTCTTCATTTAAGCAAAGCACTCTAGTGTAAGTCACATCGTCAACACTAAAGCCATCAGCAGCAACACGAGTGACTTCTTCGGCAAGACATACCATCACCACGGTAACAACTGAATTTATTATTTCTTCACGCCAATTAATAATCGACTCGGCTGGGTATTGTTTAATGATAGCCCTAAGCCCTGCAGTCTGCTGTTGTGTGCCGCCTGTTGACATTGGGAAGTCTACAAGAAGACCGTCTTGGCCAGCCTCTAAAAGATTACCAATAACTGATTGCGTCATGCCCTGCAGGCTTAAACCTGAGCCGTTGACGTTTAACTCTGCGTATTTAATGCTGGCATCTAAATCAATCTCGGTTGGCTTACGTGCAACCATACCCATTAAGCCATCTTTTGTGTAGCCCGTGAAGTTTATAAACGTTGCTCGCATTCGATAAGCTGCATATCTTTCTTGGTTTTCAATGCTGTCATCATCGGGATTAGGCACAGGCAAATATTGCGACCCCATTGAATTATAGATTCCGCCTTGCTCTGTGCTGTCTGTTCTGCGTGCCGTTTTAATTGCCTCACTACCCGCAACACAATCACGCACTAATTTTCTTTGGTCTTTATTTTTTATATAAAGTTTATGTTGGTCTGACGCTGGCATGTTAACCCTTAAATGCTAAATCTAATTGGCATGTAAGCCACGGGCTTATTAACCGGATGTTCGTAGTCCATCATATAACGGACGGCTGTTGTAATGTGCTGGTAGTCGCTTTCGACTTCCATAAATGTTGAGCCTTTCTTCAATTGTACAGTACTTAACCCTTTATGTGTATAAGGGGCGTTTATTGTATTGACATACAAGCTTACAACATTATCGGCTGATTTGATCTTAGCTCGAAGTGCGTTCTGACTGTCTTTGATGCTCATGGCCTTAGACCTAACCCTACGCTCATAAGTCCAACCATGTGCCCTAAGCTCTGCCTCTATGTCTGTATAGTCTGACGCTTGGCTGTGCTTCTCTCCTGCCTTGCCTGCAGGGTCGCCGTATATGATTACTTTTTTGTTCTTGTGATTCTTATAACGCTCTACAAATTCTTGTGCTGAGTTTAAAGCGACTGCGGATATTAAAACTATTTCTTCTAGTAAATAATAGTCATCGCCACGCTTAACACCTACGCCAGAACTTAAAGGTGTGTAGTTAAAATCGTGGTACCAAAGTAATTGTTCATGCTCTTGGATTGTTTCGGTTGTGTGATTTGCTGTTGAATAATCTTCATAAATTCGACCTGACGCCGTTTCAAATGACGCTTCAAACTCTTGCTTGTACTGCTTGAGTGACATGACTTTTTTCGCATCTTCTGCCATCTCTGGGAATATCTCAGCAGTCATCCAGTGAAATACTTTAAAGTTAATGTCAGAATCAACCTCTGCTTTTTGGCATAGGTCGTAGTAATGATTAAGCCCGTCAGGTACACCAAGCAACCAACACCATGCCCTGTAACCAGGCTCAAGTGGGTTGACTGTATTTAGTGCAGGATAGATGTTTGATTCCCAAGCTTCCGGCTTTATATCTGCAAACTCATCAATACCGCCACCCTTCCACGGTATTCCTTCAATGCGTTGTGGCTTATCTAATCCTAAAACGTGTATCTCAGAGCCGTTATTTAAATAGATTATCCGCTCTGCAATGTTAGGTCGCTTAGTGTGTGTAAATGATAGTGAGAATTTAAGCAGGTCATCCCAGAATATCTTCTTAGCCTGGTCATGTGTTGGTGCTGCAGCAAAATAGCATCCTGGTATTTTATTGGCTTGCTTAACTAGGAAGCGTTTAAACCTTTCTGTTTTGCCTGAGCGTCGACCGGCTGGCACTAATGGGAACCTTACACCGTCTTTTACTGCATCAACCAAAGCCAATTGAACAGGATGGTCTTTTAGCTCATACCATCTAGCAAGCTGTCTATCTAATTGTAAGTTGCCCGTTTGCATTAGTTTGGCAGTTTATCAATTAGTTTAGATATTGACTCTGTCAGTGACATGTCTTTCCCTTCTTCCGTGTGTTCAACTTTAGAGCGCCACTTTTCTTTTTGCCTGTTGTTCAGCCAGTACTGTATTGATATTGGATCGGGCGGGTATTGCTTCTTAACGTTGTGTGTAAGTATCTCACCTTGATTGTTGAATACCTTTGTCTCTACATGAGAATAACCAATAGCACGCTGATATAAGCTCGCTGTAACTTCCATGTCTGCCACTTCTTTTCCGGCTTTTAAGGCATGAAGAAACTTGGGATGTTTTAGTTTCCAAGTGTTTAATGTTCGCTCAGTAACACAAAAGAATGCTGCAATCTCTTTATCTGTGTAACCGAGCAAACCGAGCTTTGTTGCTTGAGCGTTGTAAACTGTAAGATAATCAGTAGGACGCCCACCTTTATTCTTAACGGCTTTTGTCATTGCTTTGCCTTAATTATTAAGCAGTTACTGTAATGTTAACCGTTCCACCAGCGGCAAACGCAACAGACAAATCGTTATTAACTAAATCAATAGCAGTAGTGCCATCAGTTGTCAAATCTATAGCGTGATAGCTTCTGTTACCTGCTGTAGAGTTTACGATTAGCATGGTTTTAGCAGTGGTAGGGCTGCCTGCTTGCTTAGTCAAAGCTATGTCAGTAAAATCTAAACCTGTCACGCCTGCACTGACTACGCCAATTGTCCAAGCTACACCAGCTAATGCATTACCACCAGTCGAGTAATTACCACCAGCCGCGACTTCTGTAAATGATGCGATTGTAGGATCGACCGTTGCTTTACCCACCGATGCAAATGCTGTACTTAGTAACGCATATTTAAACGAGTCTGTTGAGTTGTTATATAATTTTAAACCCGCGTTATACGGATAGTAATCGAATGTTTTTAATTCACCGCGTGCCATTGTTTTATCCTCTAAAATTTACTGTTATTGAGTTCGGCTTAAATGTTGCTGTAACAACTCCAATGTCTTGGCCGTCTTGTACAAATACTGTGACATTGTTGCTAGTATAACTGATTGTTCCCAGTGTTGCTGCAATCGGTATAATTCCTGTAACAGATACAGATGGGTTGTTAGATGTGTATGATATTGTTCCGAGTGTTGCAGTAACATCAACTGCGCCTGATATAGTTATTGCAGCGTCATTGCTTGCGTATGATATCGTACCAAGAGTTGCAACTACATCAACTGAACCAGTAACACTTACTGATGTATCATTGCTTGAGTAAGATATTGTACCAAGTGTTGCAGTTACTGATATTGATGAGCCACCAGGCACAAATACAGCACCAGCCGTCCAGAATGTAGATGGGTTAGACTGGTTATCATATTCAAGCTCTATTCTATCGCTGCTCTTTGTGTTTCCTGGTGAGGTTAGTCGTATCTCATCAAGAACCATCAAATCACCAGCGTTTGGGCTAGAGTCCATTAGCCTGTTAAATGATAGTCTATCCGGAGTTGTTCCAAATAATCTAACGCTGTCTGACCCTGTGTATACTGTTCCTTGATGAATTGCTGATGCTGATGAGCCAGACGAATTTTGGTTTATAGATACAAATACGCTATCGCCTTCCAAAAAATTAGGTATTCTAAACACTTCGTTCGGAGTAGTTGAAACATCTCTAGAATACACCTCAACTATCAAATTGTCGCCTGCTCCTATATCAAATTCAATAGCATAGTTGCCAAACGGACTAGAACTGTCAGCTATACCGATTGCTGTTCCATCAGCTAATAAGTCGCCTGTTTGTCTTTTATACCAAAACGAAATGTTAAATGAGTCGTTTTCTACTACGCCAACAGTACTGGTATATAAATAATCTGAATTACTTGCAAATCTTTTGCCGTCGCCAACCACGCCGTCAACCGTAGAAGGAGTTCCAACTGTTGTTAAACTTGTCGCATTACCCGCGGAGTCTGTTAAGTCGTTTAAATGCCATGCTGATTCATTATCCTGCCATACATCTTCAGTACCAAACGCTGCGTTGGCTGCTGGTTGTGATTCTCCTGCTTTGTTCCAAAACGCATAAACTGAGCGTGTGCCGCTTGCATAAGTTGGGAATCTTACCCACGCTATAAATTCTGTGCTTGCTGCTGATGCGTTAGTTACACAAGTAACGATGTCAACTGGAAGTTGAGTAAAGCCGTTTATATCTGTACTAAGTCGAAAATCCCCCCCGCCATTTATTAATGAAAGAAGGCCAGTATCTAATGCAGATGTAGGTAGGTTCGCTTTCGTGATGACAGCTTCAAAACCCGTTTCAGAGCTACCAGGAATCAGACCAGTTAATAGCCGACCCTGCCCCCAATTCCCACCTGGTGTAAAAGCCATCTTAGTTAATCAAATCGCTTGCTGTACTGCTCTGGACTTTCGCCAGTGTGCGACTCTAAAAACTGCTCAACGGTTATAGCGTCAGTCTCTAAAGCTTGAAGCGGCGTGAGCATTGCCATCACTTCGCCTAAATTTGTCATTGCAAAAACAAACTTGTCGGTATATTTATCTCTGTCAGATTGACTAAATTCTGATGTTAGATTTGCATTCATAAACGCAGTAAAGTCAGTGGCTCGCAAAAATAAAGCCTCAAGGGCTGTAGTTGCGCGTCTTACATCTGTTGCTATGCTGGATGCTTCTGTATCTATTTTACTGGCTCTTGCTAATACTGATACTGACATGGTTTTTACCTTTTATAATTAAACTCGCTTGAACGGCTCACAGCCTAAATCTTTTATTAATTGTTTGAAACTTCTATAGTCTGATTTAGTGATTTTGTCATTGCTTAAAAGCCCAACTACATGAGCTTTCCTGTCAATAATTTTAACTACACATACGGCACTAAAAGGCTCACCAAATTTATCCGTCTTTCTTAATATAAACTCGGTTGGTTCCGCAAGCCATTCACCATATTTTTTAATCACTTTCCAGACTCATGAAGAATGTATTAGCCCGATTATATCACAGCTTTGGCTATTGACGTATGATAATTAATCAGGGTAAAGCGCCTTGCTTTCTGCCTTGTTTTTATAATGCATATATCGCTCGTAATAATAAGTTGCTTTGTCATGCTCGCCCGTTGCTTTAGCGTCAATCATAGCCTTGTGATACTCATCTGCTTTTACTTTGTATTTGTTCACTCTTGCCCCTTAGTGTATTTGCTTGGGTGATTAATTCTAATCTTCTTGCTGTAATTACAGATAAATTTACACTTGAGTAGTCAGGCAATTTAGTATAAATCCAGTCACACGCTAGGGCTTGCTGCTCTAGATCACGAATGTCTTGACTCTTTGGTTCACTTTCTAGAAATGGCTCAAGCAATTTGACTCGCTTAGTTTGCCTTTGTAATGCCTTCTCAAGCTCTGCAATCTTAGCTTGATGTTTGCATGACTCGTCAGCTAATCCAGCGTTATAACTTTCTAACTGTGTAATACGCAATTTAAGATTCTTAATAACTGATGGTATATTACTCAATTGGTTTGTTCCTTTAGTGCTTCTTCTTGATTTAATGATTCCTCTAGGTCTACCCAAAATGCGCCTTCACTAGATGTTTTAGGTTCATCTTTTAGTGCTTTAGCTTGCTTGGCTTCAATAGTCTTGATACAGCGTCTTGACATATCAATATAAGCGGGCACTTCGTTGTGATTTTCAACTGATGCAATTCTTGATAAGCACCTTATGACATCTACATTAAAAGTCACTGCCTCTTCTAGCTCTTTCTTAAGCTCTGCAATCTGCTTGTCTTTACTGTCTAGGCTTTCATGTGCCATTCTTAGCAGCTCTATGTATGTTGTGTCACTAGTCATAATGCACCTACATTTTCAGATTCGTTAGTGATTACAATGCCGTTATCAATCATAAGCTGTGTAGAGTTTTTAACTGCTGATTCTTCAAGCAATGAAACTGGGTTCCCGTCACAATAAATAATAAGGTTTCCGTCCACAGTCAATTTGGCACCATCAAATATAGTTATCTGACCGTTATTTTTTAAAAAGAATCGGTTTGAAGTTCCATCTACTTTTGTTATTTGCATGTCTTAGTCCATCCCTTAGCAATCATCCTCTCATTAAAAGTTGCAGGGTCTCCTAAAAAGCATTCCTTCCAATCCCTATCAAACAACTCTGCCATTGTTGGCTCTGGCTTTACTGGCTTAGGTTGCGCTCTATAAACACACACGTCACCTTTGTCTATCTCTACGTTATTAATAAACGTCTCATCGCCTCTTAGTGACTTTGCAACCATGCAGATTGC